CAAACTTAGATAAATCAACCATGTCATTTTCCTAACCCGCCCTTTTGGGATTCTTCTTTTATTTTTTGGATTTGTTCTTTGCTGAGTAGGCGCAGGGCTTCTCTTGCTTTGGAATTGGACAGGCCATAAGCCAGTTTGATACATTCCAAATCATCGTTTTTTTCTGCCTTAGCCCACTTCGCAAAAGGTCTTTTCATAGACCTTACAGTATTTAGCAAAAAGTCGTTTTGCATCTTTTTGTCTAAATGATGACGGCGATTCATCTCATTGGCATACATAACACAGTCATTGTGCTGAGACAAAGCACGATTGACCAGAAATGGCTGATATTCTCGTTCAGTCAAATCGTCAACAATCAGTTGCTTCTTAGTCTGAAGAATGGCTGTAGCATAGTCAAATGGGTTACTCATTTGAACTCCACGTTAGCCATGAGTTCAGTCAGGCAAGCAACAAGATTGATTTCTTGGTCAGCAACAAATGCTTGTTTGTATTGATAGTCAGCAATGATAATCACTGCTTGTGGAATACTCTGAGGCTTTACGATGTCATACAAAGCATCATAGAGTTTACGAAAGAATGTCGTGCTATCAATTTCGGTTGTTGCTGTCCATTTGCGGACGGACGTAAAGTCTTTTTCTTTCAGATGTTTGACAATCTGTGAAATAGAAATGTCACCAATCTGAGAGAGGATGCCTACATCAATCTTGCCGAGTTGAGAGTAGCGTTGTAGTTCATTGATAGCACGACGAAAATCTGGAAAGTGTTTTTTGATGAGTTCAGCAATTACCTTCTCATCGTATTCAACTTTCTCTGTGTCTAGTATGTGTGTAATGCGTTTGAAAAAAGCAGAAGCCATCTTTGCTTTTTCACCATTGACCAAACGAAAATCAATCACAGCACAACGACTGTGAAGTGGTTCAATGATTCTGCTTTTGAAGTTACATGTAAAAATGAATGAACAGTTTACAGCAAACTCTTCAATGGCATTTCTTAGAATTGCTTGTGCGTTTGGTGTGAGATAATCTGCCTCATCAAGAATAACGACCTTTCGGCCACCAGCAAATGACATTGATGATGCATAGTTCTTTATCTTTACACGAATTGTATCAACACCATTCTCATCAGAACCATTGAGAATCATGTAGTCGCAACCGATTTCGTTGCACATCGCTTTGGCGATTGTTGTCTTGCCTACGCCCGCTCCACCAGTCAGAAGGAGGTTTGGTATTTCCTTCTGATTCACGTACTCTTGAAAAGTTGTTTTCAATCGTTCTGGCAGTATGCACTCTTCTACCGTTTGAGGACGATAGCGTTCTACCCACAACAGATGATCCATTATATTTCCTCACAAAAATCATAATAAAAATAAAGTATATCAGTCAGAGTTCAAAGTTGCAAGAACTTCAAGATAAGGTTCTTTAACACGCCAATCAATATTGTTTACACCATAAATGATTGTGTGTGTCTGCAACTTACCTTCTTTATCAGGCTCAATCAATTCAAATACAGATGCTACAATATCTGAGTTGATTGCTATAGACTCACCATAGTAAGTTTGTGATGCATTAGTGAAAACTTTCATGTTTGCCATATCATGCACTTTCAAACTTTGAACCAGCTTCAGTTGCAATCCAATACTGAAGATTCAGCGTTTTATGCTTGAAGTTGGAAATACCCTTTGATGAAATCTTAACATCATAAGAACCAGAAATCATCTTTAGATTTTCAACTTTGAAAATCATTTTGAATTTCTTCTTGCTGGTTGTAATTTCAAGTGAGTCTGTGTGTGCTGCATCATTTGTTGGGTCAAATGTGGTGATTGAAAGTTTCTCACCATCAGATTCGACAGAGATACATGGTGAAGAAAGCACTGCTGATGCTTTCATAATCCAGTCAAAATCTTCTTGCGTGAGTGTCAAAGAAATTTCTGGTTCAGGCATTGAAATAGGCTTATCTGGTGCAGCAACAATCATATGTGGCGCACAGAAACGATACTTGATTTTGCTGCGGCCTTGCAGACCAGAGATGACCACATTATTATCTTGAAAGTCTAGACTTGGATTATCTTTGTGTAGAGATAGAACGGAAAGAAAATTGTTCAAATCATAAACACCAAAGTCAGTTGGAAAATCATCACTGACAGTGGCTTCAGCCATCACGTTTTTATGTGGAGACACAGTACGTAGTGTCTTGCCTTTTTTGAACATGATACCTTGATTGATTGAAGCAAAGTTCTTCAAAACTGAAAGTGTATCTGTAGAGAGTTTCATAATTTATTTCCTCGTCAAATCATGGTTATGTAAAGCCATTATAGCATAGTGAACTACTTTAAGCAAGTCATCTCTGTTGTAGCCATTCTTTTTACCGTAACGCTGTGCATACTTCATGATGTTTCCAATAAAGAATCCTTCACCGTGCCCACAGTCTATAATGAATTCTGAAGTTTGGAATTTGTTTAGTGAATAGTGTTGACCATATGTCTTGTCGATATACTGCTTTAGTTCGGCAAGAATACGGTCCTCACTGTACTTGTACTCTATCAAAGTCTACCAGTATACTGTGCAACAGCGGGCATGTTGCCAGTAAATGCATATGTACCAATGTGCTGTGTTCTCATCCATGGACACAACCAAACTTGCCCACCAATCTTACGCCACATTTGACAGAACATATAATCTTCTGATAGATAACGGTCAGAACCACCACCAACACAGGAATCTTTTGTATCGATTACAGTGTCGAAGTATGCATGAATGTATCGTGAGCCATCAAAGTGTGCCTGTCCAACATGGTCGGGTTTGTAACGAATGAATGGATATGCTTCTTTGAGTTTATCAAATACACCACGTTTAATCATCATATGACCTGTACCAATCTCCATAACTTCTAGAGGATCAGATACTTGAAATTGTTGAGTACCCTTAACTACATTGAACACATATTCACCAACAAGATTCTCAAGTTCTCTTGGATTCAAATCTGGATGTTTACGTGCAGTTTCAGCAATATTACCCCAATTGATAGACTTCTTAGGATAAGGACCACCGATAACATCTTTGTCGAGTGCAAGCAGAGCAACAACATCATTCGGGTCAAAATGAATATCTGAATCGATAAACATCATGTGCGTAAAATCTGTACGCAGAAATTCATCTACCAAATAATTTCTTGCACGTGTGATGAGGGATTCGTTGAAGAGAAATGAAAACTTTGTTTCAATACCATAACGAATCATAACAGTTTGAAGGTCAAGGCAAGATTTCATATACAAGCCGTGATTCATACCGCCATACATTGGCGTTGCTACAAAGAGTTTGTTTTTTCTTAGTTCTTCAATATTGACTTCTATTTTCATAATTTATCCATAAAAAAAGAGTAGGAACACATACAAATATATATGCTCCTACTCCGCCAGTTTTTAACCTATTTTAGGCAAATGCTTCTGCGCCAAGTGCAGCATGTGCAGCAGCAATCATTTTCTTGGTTGGTTTTCCAAGTTTGTAGTAAGTGATACGACGACCATCTGTCAGTGTTTTCTTGTTAGTGTAAATGCAGTAACCTTCAGCACGAAGTTCCTCAATGCGGGCACCAACATTTACAATACCAAAACGGGCACGTGCTTGTGCAGAAGTCAGAGTGTTATAAGGACCATCTTTAGACAGGTAGTTTAAGATTTTCTCTTTAGCAGACATTCAAAATACTCCATAAAAAATAGTCGCAGTTCAAAAAAACTATGTAGAGGCGACTGTTCTCTACATATTTCAATTATATAAAAAAAAGAGGGAGTGTGTCAACACTCCCTCAGGCAATGATGATTAATTAAGCAAATGTTGCCGATGGTTCATCAGACCATCGATTGCCCTTTTTGTTGTTGTATTCGGCACAAACCAACTGACCATTTTCAATAGTTGTTTTACCACCTAAGTCATGCGGTACAACATGGTCTGCTTGCCATTTTTTGTGATTGTTAATTTCCGATTCAGGTATTGTCTTACCCGTTTGTGGGCAGACACCACCTTGTTTCTCCCACAGTTTGTATTTCTGTGTTGGTGTAAAGAAACGTTCTTCATCTTTACGAACAACTAACTTACCAAGACAATCAACTTTGTTGAACTCACGCAACAGTGAATCTTTACGTGCGGTCAATTCTGGTGCAGACATTGTAGAGTTGCAAGAACTGTAAGTACGAGATTCACCACCAGCAGTTGTCATGATTGGTGTATCATTACCAACTAAACGATTCTCTGTTGCTAGAAACCAGGAATAGAAACCAGCCTCATCAACAACATTCATATTGTTATCTTGAATGTGTGTCACCAACATATAGAGGTTGAACAATGTTGAAGAATTCTTCATATTGTTTTGTACATCATACTTCTTAACAAAACGAAGAGTTTCTTTGATAAGTTTCTCAGCACGTTTTACCGAACGTGAAACAGCCGAATCATCTTCATAGGCTTTTTTCTTTTCACCTAACTGAATAGATTTTTGTGTATCAAAAGTGGCAAAAATTGCCATTGAAACAATGTAATCATCAACGGCACGACGAACCAATTGCTTCTCGGTCGGAAATACTTTCTTTAAAACAGGATGATATTCTTCAACACGGTCACGTACCCAACCAGAAAACGGAACAAGAATAGCATTCAATTTTTCTTGTGAATTTAATGATACACCATCATTGATATTCAAAAACAATTGTGTCATATCATAACGGGTTGCATTTGAATAAGCCGCAAATGACACTTGTACATTTTCATCTACATGTTTGCGTAAAATTTTTGGAAATGTATTGTAGTTGTCATTTGATTTATCAATGTGAATTGATGCACCATTTGGCAGAATGTAATCACCATGTTGAATAGGTACTTCACCTTTTAGAAACTCATTAATGGTAATTGTGCGATTGTTACCATCAATAGAAATCCATTCATAACCTTTTTCTTGCCACGCTTTGAAGTATTTCCAATCTTCACAACCTTCAATAAGATTGTTTAGACATTTTTCAATATTACAAAGTATGATTTTAGATGGTGCCATGCCAGTAACAAGTGAAGTCACGTAAGCAACTTTGGTTTCTGGAGACCACCGAGCGGAAGATTGAAACGAAAGGTCAAGTGCGGTTTTTTGTCGCAGATTTAAAAGATCGTTGGCGTTCAGTTTGAACGATGCGTTATAACAATGTAAAGTGTTGAACTTCATGATTTCTCCTAGTTTAGTTTCTGACCATTAGTCAGAGTTCAAAAAAAGTGTCGTTTACTTAAACAATGTTTGTTCGACGACACTTGTATAATCTTAACAGAGTAATCAAACTCTGTCAAGAATTAAAACGGAATTTCTTCTTTATCTACCGAAGTAACTTCAGGCTCTTTGTTGATTGTAGTCTCATCAGCACCACCATCAACTTTGGTATACAAGTCAAGAAAAGTTGCCGCTGTATCAGCATCAAAACGATTCAAGCAGTATTTGATTGCTTTTGTTTTGTCACCGAAGATACCGTAAGTTTTGACAATGTGTACCAGACGGCGTGTAGAGATAACTTCATCACAGCCACCATCGGCAAACGTATTACGAATTACAGTAGCCCAAGTGACAAGTTTCTTGGCAAAATCATCATCATTCTTACCAACAGAGGACAATTCTTTTTGAATGATTTTGTTTTCAACTTTGGCGGGTGGCCATTCTTGCTCCATTGTGTTAGGAAAACGTTCAAGAAACGCTTCATTCAACACGTTAGTAAACATATAACGACCATCTTCAGAGCCTTTGCCTTTTGTGTTAGCAGTGGCGAACACAGTAAAGCCAGGCGCTGGTGAAACCAACTCATTCTTTTTCTTTAGCAAGAATGGTTTGCCCTCAAGCACCCGTTGTAAGCACGACAGATTTTGTGCGCCGTAGTCAATCTCATCAATACAGAGTACAGCACCTTGACGGGCTGCAACGGTCACAGGACCATCACGCCATTCCATCTGACCGTTGATTAGAACATAGTTACCAAGCAAATCGGATTCATCGGTATCTGGCGTCATTGATACGCAAACAAACTTACGTTTGGCTTTAGCACAGGCTTGTTCAATCGACATTGTTTTACCGTTACCAGAATGACCTGTAACGAAAACAGGGAAGAACATATTTGATTGCACAATTGACAACACATCTTCAAAGTTGCCAAAAGGTACATAGTTAGCATATTGAGAAGGAATCAGATTCTCAGTCTCAAGGTCAGTTGTCACATTAGCAATACGATTGCCAGATTGATTAGTGGGTTGTGCCAGTGGTATCACCTGTGCTGCTAGATTGATAGCAGGAGAGGCTTGGACGCCACCAGGAACACGATATACACCACGTTTGACCTTATTAGACTCTTCATTCAGAAACCAGTAGGGAATTGCAAGACCAACATTAGATGCAATGTCTTTCACTTCTGATAATGTTACCTCAGATTGACCAGTTGCAGTAAGAGCATCAAGAAAAATCTTGCGTTTTTGAATACGACTTGTCATAATATAAACTCCATCACAGTAGAAACACCATTATAAAGAAAATCCACCACTTTGTCAAGTGGTGGATTGTTATCAAACTGCTATCATACCGATGAATTTGCTGACCAGAACACGATTGACTTGGCGGGACTTGTTGTATTTACCAAATGCCTTAGTCAATGCTGCCGTTGTTTTGGCTTCTGTCTCAAACTCATCATCTTCAACATTCAAAGCATCACCAGGTAGAATGAAGAATGATTCATAGCCAGGATTCTTTGATTCAAGGAACTTTTCCTTGCGTAGAATCTTGACATACTTATTCAATACTTCACCAACAGCCCAATACTGACTTTGATTCAATTTCAATTTCAATGCTTCTGCCATTTCTGAATTATACAAACGGCGGCGTAGTGCTGATTTTGTATTGGTTGAAGGTGCAAGATAGAAACCGATAATCTTTACACCAGTTGTTTTCACCAACCATTCAGAAACAGCAACACGAAGTGCATCTTCATCACCAGTAAGAGGTACTTGCATTTTACTTTTCTCATCAACAAGAATAACATTCATATATCGATTAGAAAAGATGGCACTTTTATCTTCCGATGTTACATAACGAGAACATTGGTCGGCATCACCATCATGAACTACACAAAGATTCACAATGTCAAGATTGTTTTGTTTGCGAAACTCATCAATCAATTTCTTTGTAGCAACCAAAGATTCTGACAATGGTGTATTAGATAAACCCTCAGACTGTGGCATGTAAAAACCAAACTTGCTTTTGCCATAGTAACCATAACGACTTCTGCCAGACCACGCATCAATCAAGCAAAGAATATTCTTGATTGCTTTTGTGAATTCGGCATTACCCATTTTAGAGTTTATCATCTCACGTAGATAAACATTAGCAAACGATATTTCACCAACATTTTTGCTGAATGATTCATCGTATGATGTTCGTGGAAAATCTTTCTCACGTACACCATCAGCATTACCAAAACCATACGCTGTAAACGGAATGTTTACTTTGCGGCAGAACATGGCAAGAATCAAAATCTGTTCATATGAGCCAGAAAGATTGTCAGCCATTGAACCAGACTTATCAAGCAACAGAACCAGACCGTGTGATTTACCTTTTGGTACCCGCATCATTTTTTTGAAGATATTATCATCAATTTGATACTTGAAAATTTTGCTGATATCAATGTCACCCGTTTCTGAAGTCTTAGCCTTAGCAAATTTAGATGCCGCTTTACGCATCTCAAATTCTTTTGCCAAGAGTGAAATGTATCGTTCATTCTTTTTACGGAATGCAGCATACAATTCATTGGTGGCAGTTTGATAATTGACACCTTGTGAACTAAATTCTTCAGTTAGAATTTCTTGCACACGTTTTGCTGGAGTGACAATGTTTTTCAGATTCGGCGTAGGCAATTTCACATACACATAATCACGTGCCGATTTGTCAATCAATGATGCTTCATTGCGGCGGAAGTTATCATCGGTTTCACAGAACGGCTCAAGGTCATCACCACGTACAGAACTAGATTCTTTTTGGCGATTCAATTCTTTAGCATTGTATTCTTCATCACCCTCTTCACCATCTTCTTCTTTGCCAGCAGACTTGAGTTCACCTTCATTATCAGATTCTTTATCGGATGATTTTTGCTTCAGTTTCTTTGAGTCGGATTCTTGACCATCTTCAGATTCAGCATCATCATCACCCTCACTGAGTTCATAATCTTCATCACCGTCATCACCAAACTGATAGTCTTGAGGCATATTCAATTCGGCTAGTTGCTCTTTTGAATAGTCCCAGATTTCGTTTGTCAGTTTGAGAACATCATCCCAAGTTTCAAGATTTTTTACCCGTTCAATAAATTTAGTTTCTTCTTTATTGAAAGCAATAGGTAAGGTGTAACCAGATTTTGAAAAAATGTTAAGACGGTCAATGAATGACATATTGTTAATGTTACGGTCTTTGATGCCAAAGAAATCACGTTCCATCAATTCATTGAAGCCGACAACAAACGAACGGCGCAGACCAGGGTAGCGGCGCTTCTGACGTTTTTCAATACGTGCATCTTCAACGACATTCAAAAAGCCTTTGAAGTTTGCACCACGGTCATGAACAGCACCGTGCCAGCCATCGGCAGGTGTGTCAAGGGCGTGACCGACTTCATGACCAACAAGTAAGTCATAAAGTTCTGGTGACGTTTTGTCCCAGATAGGAACAGTTAGAATACGGCGTTTTGGGTCGAACCATGCTGTTGGTGTCTTAGCATGTTGAACAGTAAGATTCTCGGTCGCCATGAGCTTGGCAAGACCGGTCTTTTGTGACTGAATGTTATTCATTTGATAACCCGTTTACTATTGAACCATCATTGTATCAAGGATACGGAGATTTGTCAAGTCTAAATCGTGATTGTCATTTCGATAACTAGAAATTGCTTCTAGCACAACACTCAGGCCATAATTATCAATTGCATTTTTGATATCTAGTATAGCAAATTGATAACCTGTTTCGTCATCTAAAAAGTCTTGCAACTTTGACATCTTTACCTCCTGTTTAACGATGATTAATTATCGCACAAACAGAAGGGTTTGTCAAGTGTTATTTTTTTATTAACGACCTATCTGACTCAGGTATTTTTCTTTGGTTTCTTCCCAAGTTAGATAGATTAGGTCATCATAAAACAAAGTTTCGGTAGATACTTTATTTTTCTTCTTTAGGAAACCAATTCTACCTCTTGCATGTTTTTCACGCCACACTTGCGTAAGATGCTCAACGCTGGTGTCAAATGATTTCACCAAAACATCTTCTTTGATTTCACCACGCAGAAATTCGCAAGTGTTATCATACAGAGGACTAAAGTAGATGCCTCTGGCGTGTTCAGTTCTTATTAGTTGTTTAGGTATATCTAGTTGTGAATATGTGAAGTTCAATGAACGATTCTTATGGTCACGTTTGTGTGGTTGACCAGAATGCTTTTTAGCGGAATACCACTCGAAATATTTTCTTGTATGATTTTCTTTGAGCCAATCTCGTACCATGTATCTTGTTTCTTTTTCTGGTTCAAATGCAACTGAGCCTGACGTAAAGCCCATTGGCTTCCAATAATCTAGATTGTCATACTGTGATAGACCGCCTGCTTTTGTTTTACCATACAATGAAGTAGTAGTTACTCCAACTAACTTATCACCATAAATTTTTTCCCACAATTCTTGCACTGTATCAGACAGACATAACAATGCCAATAATTTGCCACCAACATAGTTGTAACCTAGTGGTTGTAACGGCACGATTGTGGAGCCAATGGCAGTATGATTAATCATCTTACCTTGTGTTTTTAATTCTCTTGGCCAACCAATAAAGTTATCTCTTGGTGTCAAATCAAGAAAGTCAGATGAGATACAAATAACACCAAGATATTTCTTGGT